ATTCCTGCAGCGCTCAATATTTCTGACAATATCGTTAATGGTCCAGGTTTGCCAGAAATCATAATCGAACGTATGGATGGTATTGAACAGGCGCATGGCCAGACGAAGATCTTCATAAGCCTGGGAGCGCGAAAGCTCGGGGAACTTCACCTGGTGAATTGCGACAGCCTGTTTTTGGATAGGATTTTTATCCAGGACTTTTGCAATGGAAATTACCCTATCCAGTATCTCCTGCTGCTCTGGATTCAGTGGGGAATTATCCGGCTCCAGAATATGTGCCTTTATCAACTCAAACCGGGTATCTTCAAGGGCCTTTCTACTCATATTTTGACCGATTATGCCAGTCTCGCATCATCTGCTGTGCCGGTGTGGAACCATGAAGGGCTGCCTGCTGGATGGCTTTTCGAAGATCAACCTCACTGTTCAATCTGCCTTTAGTGTATCTTCTGAAAGCTTCACTGGATTGTGCCCTCAGTTGAGTTATAAACTCTTCTGGATCTACCTCAATATTAATGGCAATTTCTTCGGGAGTGAAGAATAAGGATGCCATACTTTCAATTTCCTTAAGTTGATCCTCTGTCAAATTCATCCGAAAGTGTTTTATAGTCAAAATCAAAAATTGCAGGATCAGTATAGATCACACCTCGTTCAAGTTTTGGATTATCGGTAGCGTTCTGACTGGTAATAACACTGATCTTCCAGGTTTCATTCCAGAGCAGTGCTACTTTGGCATGTACCGATGTACATCGATAATCGAAGGATCCGGCTAGCATCTGAAATGGTTTCGGACTCATCACTTTAACACGATTATCTACCAGCACTTTAATTTCCCTGATCAGTCCTGAAGCCTTTCTTGCATTAAGGGATTCGATGCTCTTTTGACTGAAACTGTATGAAGTCATAAATAAACTGGCCGGACCCGTTTGCTTTAACAGGTAAAGAATGAGCTTAACCAGGTTAAAGTTTGCCCAACTGTAGAAATGGATATTTCTATCCGGATCCAACACTCCAATAGATTTGGTAAGCAAAACATCCGGATCCGCCAGCAACCTGACGGATCCGGTATTTCTTTTTAAGATCACCGGTTGATCCGGATAAATCAAACCCTCGGGTACCGGTTTTTCAAATGCTTCACTCGTTTTGATTATCAAGGCTCAAAATTTTATAATCGATTTCTTCAATTTGAGCTATTCTATCCTTGATTCTGAACTCTAACTTCTGACGTTTTGGTCCAGCCGGCATTGGATTTGGCTTATCCCCCTTTTTTGCATCCTGAAATTCCAGCATATTCTGGTCTTTCGTATTTGCAGATTGAAGGTTTTTTTTCAACTTCTTAAGCTCTGCAGGATCAGAAGGCAGTAAGCTGGCTCCTGGATCATCGGCCGGCGGTTCCGGAAAAAGGATTTTCATATCAGGCAACTTACCTTCGGTGTAAAAGGATTCTTTTGCAGCGAACATAAGATCAATACGCGGCGAAAGTTGTGCAATGGAATCCGACAAATTTTTACGCTTTTTGACTGTTTCCTGGCTGTTATCTTCAGGCAACTCTGTCATTTGTTCGTGGAGTTGAGCTCTTAATTTAAAGAGGTCTGAGTGCTCTTTAATTACCCGCTGAACATTATCCGGTAGAGCTTTTGCTTCCACAGTTTCTGGTTTGTGTTCTGCAGTCATTCCAGGATTGTCCGAATTAGAAATTCCGGTATTCTCTCCATCCGATTGTTCAGACGACGATAAAAGCGATTCCTTCATTTCCTGAAATTCATGCATTGAGAAACCACCTGCTTTACAGAGTTCATAAAGAAGTTTACCGGCATATCTCTTTTCACTGCCTGCCATTATCCTGGGAAGCTGTTTGTTTTTCCCGATCACAGTCAAAAGTTTAAGCCCATGATCGAAATTGCAACCTTCCCGAATCCATTCTTGTACCTTATTTTTCATTGGATATGGTTTTAACGAAAAAGCCCTGGTTAACAGGGCTAAAATTATGATTCTGATTTCGGGGCCAACCTTTTTGCGCCCTCCGTGGTCAGCTCCAGGTAGGGAAACCCGGAAAAATAGAGTTCTTTTAAGACCGGCAGTGGAATCTTCTCTCTGAAGTCCAGCAGACCAAACTTTTTAGTCACTATTTTCCCAGGTTCGACACCTTTCAGTTTAAAATACTTGTGGACGGTCACGGTATTGTTGCGATGGTCAACGGGATGCTACCCTCATATAGATAGAGGTTGGCTGTTTTGTACGTGAACTCCATAGAAGCTCCGCGCCTTCCAGCTGTCTCTTTTGAGGTACCGATACCATCAGGAGAACCCGAATAGGTAGCAGGACGCAGTGCATCACCCATCAGGTACATATTACCATTGTTGTCCGGGACAATGAAAACAAGGTTTTCGTTCTTTGCAGCATTCATAAAGCCCAGAACTTTGGAAGAGAGTCCTGGATGGAAGAATGAAAGCCTTGAAACAAACGACTTTCCATCGGATTCACCGACCGGTTCAATTTTAAATTCTCCGGTGTCGTCTGTTAGGTACATTTCAAACATGCGCTTTCCTTCCTTCATCGTCAGATCGCCAGTAAGAACGGCTTGCTCGTCGATATTGAGGGGAGCTGCCGGTTTCGTCGGCCAGGTCGCCACATCGGCATGATAGCCGAAATACACTTTTTGTGGTAGACCTCCCATGTTCTCACCATCGGGTAGGTCTTTAAGAATATCAGTAAAATCCACTTTACTTGAGATTAAAGGTTTGTAAATTAAGCCCACTTGTCAGGGAGGGCTGTTGACGAAAATATGGTTTAACCTCCCTGGACTTCCTTCTGAAGGTTAGTCCACACTGCTGCGTTCATCCCAAAGCCAATACCTTCCCACCAGTCGCAGTAGAAGCTCACATTCCTGCGATACTCTTCAATTTTGATATTGGTTTTGTTCTTGGATTTCTTAGTCAGATGAAGCAGATTGTTCTTCGGAGTTGCAAAAATGGTGTCAGTCCCGGAGATGGAAGGCAGGGCCTTTACCTGCTGGGGAGTGAAGTCGATTTCAGCATTGATATCACGGCTCGACTTGTAGTCGTAGTATCCATTTGCTCGCTTATCGCGGAAGTACGCTTTGTACCAGCGTGGAGAAAGGCAGACATCCATTTTAACATGCTGATAAACTTCAGCAATTCCATCCACAAACAATTCAACCTGGTCGAAGATGGTATCAGCACTGAGCGCACCGATGTTGATGGAGTTGATGGTTTCAGCTTCAACACCAGCCTGAAGCTGATGAATAAGGCCGTTCATAGATTTACCGGTATCACCGGGGGTTCCGGGGGTCGGATCCTGGTAAACACCCTTACCGTATTCTTCAAGTTCCATATCGGAATTGATCTTGGCCAGGTAACCCTGATCAGGATGCTCGATAAGGTACTTGATAAGAGGCCATTCAGCACGGCTGACGGCTTCTGAGGCAAGGAACCCGAGCCAGCTGGCTTCAACATCATCAGGCCAGATATCTTCATCCACTTTAAAGTGGAATAGCTTCAGCTCGTTGGGGGTGAATGCTGTTGCATGCTTTGGGGTCCAACCCTTCTGGAATGACTGAACGATTTTCTGTATAGTAAGCTGGGCCAGCTTATAAATAGTATCATCAGTCTTGATGGGAGTACAGATCCCGGGGGTTACCAACCCCTGGGTAAGCATTCCCAGGATACGGTTCTTGTTCTGGGCACTTTTCTCATAATATGCCCCGAACGCGGTTACAATTTCACTTACGTCCATTTCTGCGGATTTAAAGATTAGTCAATATCCTGCATGTGGGGCAGGCTGTTTAGGGTATCCCAGTCGACACCGTCGTCCTTCGGATCATTATCCTTTTTTCCCTGAATGCCGGCAGGCTTGCTGCCAGGTTTCGAGGCCAGGAGGGTTTTGATTGCGGCTACTTTATTCTCGATTGTGTCTGCTTTACTCACAGACTCATCGATGGAATCCAATGCAGTTGTCGCATTGGTAAGGGAGGTTTCAGCAGTAGTCCTGGCAGTTTCGGCCCGGGCATGTGCAGCAAGATCCTGATCGATGGCTGAAAGCTGATCTTCATTAAGGTAAACACCTTCTGCTGAAGCTTCCAGCTTATCCACTTTCAGAACCTTGTTCAGGTTCAGGAATTGCTTCTTCATTGAATTTTCGGAATTATGTTTGGGTTTGAAAAATTCAGCAAGGCGGCCAGACAGACGATTGAAGAGGGATTCTTCATCGATTCTGATTTCCCCGGTTTGAGCCGGCACCGGGAGACCATTGGCATGCAACATGGCAACAATGGAGAGATCCTCAGCGAAGTTGACGACTTTTGACGGCGCGTAAACTTCATCGATGAAGCCCCAGCCCTTGGCTTCATCAGCGGTAAGCCAGGTTTCCTTTTTCATGAGGTCCAGGATATCTTTGACCCCTTTGCCGGATTTGGTTGCATACATTTTCGCAACCAACAGGGTTACTTTCGCAACTTCGTTTTTCTCCTTCTCGAGTTTGGCAATGAGTTCATCGATATCATCTTCATTCAGTGTGCCCCATTCATCGATCCAGATCATGGCTTTATGGATCAGGTACATTGAATTCTGACTCATGCGGGTAGATTTTGCACCCAGGGCAATAATAGTTGCAGAGCTGGCAACCATACCGGTGAGGATAGCGGTTACATTACCATGGGAAGCAAGGCGGTCATGCATTGAGATTGCATGATCTACAGAACCTCCGAGGCTCGAGATCTGAACCTCAATTTCATCGTTATCGGCACCATTGAGCATATAATTGAGCCACTGTTTTGAGTAGCCATATTGCCCGATGCTGCCATCAATAATTAAAATTTTCTTCGCCATTGCAATATTTTTCTGCAATGATACTGCCCGTCAGCTGTCGTTAAAAAGGACAAAAAGGAGATAGAAAATCAGGTTATTCCGTTGAAAACGGCAATTTGACAGCCTTTTGGGGAGTTAAAACAGCACCGGAAAATGAGAAAGTGTAACCATGTTGGCCGGCAGGATCCGGAGAGGTTGAGTACTCATAACCGAATTTAAGGGCATGGTTCAGATCCCCTGTTCGCGTGTATTGGCCATCTGCATTCCGGAGTACAACAACAAACCGGAACCGGAGCATCAGATCCAGAATGGTATCATTATCAGAAGACCTTCCTGGAATAAAGCCTGAAATAACAGGCTTGTAAGCGTTGCCAGGTTGAGAGTATTCCGAGGGTGACTGCAGCTTTAAGCTCTCCCTGGCACAGATAAGTTCAAACACGAATTCAGGATCCCGGAGGGTGATCTGTGAACCCGATATTCCGGCAATGTTTGACTGTGGGACCGCCAGAACCTCAAGGTGACCACTTAGCTGATCAGATTGCTTGTTTACGCTTTTCATAGTTCTTTTTGAATTGCGGGCAAATTGTCCCCAATTCCGACAAATTGTCCAAAAAAATACTTTCTGTTTTTTCTATTAAATGAGCGGCAAAAGATGTTGCCGGAAAACTCCCGTGTCGGTCGAAGTCCTTCCGGATGGAATCATAACTCCAGGTGTCTTCAGGATAATTGAAATTTTCCTGAAACAGCAGGATGGCATCTTTCAGGTTCATGAACGAAACATACAGGGAAACCATGTTCCGCATAAAGAATTTTGCCCGGTTCTCCAGCTCGCGGTTGAATGAAATAGAATCTGTCCTGGTGAGCTCCCAGCCATACCGGTAAAAATCATCAGAGGAAATCAATATCCTGGACTCGCAGGAATACTTTGCCAGTTTTAACTTGGCATAGTTTACATGGCGCCGGCGCGATGGTTTTCTCAGGCACCGGCGAAGGTAATTCTGGAGGCGTGGATCTGCAGAGATATCTGCCGGGTTACCATAGTTCTGGGTCAGAAACTGATGTACGTAAGGTTTAGTAGGGAGCAACAAAGTGAACATTCGTAAATATAAAATCACTTTGCAGATTCTGTCAAGTTTTGACAGACTGAAGGATTAACATGTTAACTCAAAAAACACACCCCTGTTAAAAGTCCTGAAAACAGGCAAAAATTTGTAATTCACCCTTAAATATGGTTCTATATATTTGATATTAAATTCATTACAAATTACAATCCGATTTGTAAGGCATTTCTATTGCTCTGATTATCAAGCCTTACAAAATTACAGAAGTTTGTAAGGTTCAAATTTTAAGCTTCTTTAGCAGGTAAGTAAAATTACAAACCCGGAAAAATTACAAATTGCCGGAAATTTTGTAATAAATTTGTAATTCTATAACTTTGTGTTTTCCAATTAGATTATCATTATTATTACAAATTACAGAAATAAAATACTTTTGGGGGTTGGGGGGGTGGTTTTGCAAATATGCAAATGGATTGAATTGGAAAACAGGTAAATATATGGTGTTCGCTGCGCTCACAAGTGTGCGGCTGACGCCGCGGCATAACGAGAACTAATAAATTAATTGCTGGATGGCCAAAAACATCACCGACCCATTGCAATATGTCCGGGGATTGGCTAGTGAGTAATTTTACACAAGTTTATGCGTTTATTTACTAGTTACCAGCCATATTAAAGACGACAGAAACGAATGGATAAGAAAGAAACATTTTCAAAAAGACAAGGACTTTATTCATTAAAGGAAAAAGAGATAACTGTTCGTGAAGACGCTCCAGAAGGACTTCGTGGTTTTATAAAAATGGCATTTTACGACCTTAACAAAAATCCTTCTGAACTTAGGACAATTACTTCAAGAGTTTTAAAAACTCCACCTGACAGCAATAACTGGTCTGAATTTCCAAACATTGACTGGGAAGTCGGACAACATATAGAAAATTGTGAATGGTATTTAGTGTATGATATAATTGAAGTAATAATTCAAAAACTGAATCCGAAAGAAAAAGAAATCTTTACCAACGAAATAAACGAATACTTTATAACAAACGGAATAGGCTGGAAAATTGTAAATGGACAAATTGAAACACGTGGTGACGAAGTTTTTGAAACAGCGGTTAAGAAAGTAGTTTCCGTTCTTGATGTTGCAAAATTACAGACAGCTAAAACTGAGATAGGAGAAGCTCTTAACGACTTATCTAGACGACCAACTCCTGACATTACAGGTGCAATTCAACATTCTTTGGCTTGTTTGGAATGTGTGACAAGAGAATTTACAGGTGACAAAAAATCAACACTTGGCGACTTAATGAAAAAATATCCTGGTGTAATTCCTTCACCACTTGACCAAGCTGTGACAAAGATTTGGGGGTACACTTCTGAACAAGGCAGACATTTAAGAGAAGGAGAAGCACCAGAATATTTAGAAGCAGAACTTGTAGTTGAAGTAACTTCTTCAATTGCAACTTATTTAGGAAAAAAACTTAGTGGGATAAATATAACTGAACAGACAGATGAACTACCATTCTGACAAAAGAAATATAGCTGGGAACAGGCGTTTGGCTCAATGGCGGGTAACGTGGTTAATTGAACATTCTACCTCGCATCAACTTTTGTGGTGAATTGACAGTTTTGTGCTCCGAAATCCGCCACAGCGACAAGCGCCAAAACGTTGGCACACATTTAAAAACAAAAAAAACAGAGAACTATGACAGCAATTTTAGGATTATTGAGTTTTGCGCTTTTCATTGCGTTAATCGTTGGACTTGTAAAACCGCAATTGGTTTTGCGTTGGACAGACACACCAACCCGATTAAAAGTATTTGGCTATTGGATTTTGGTAACCGTTTTAGTCTGGATAATCGGAGTAGCAACGAAAAGTGATGAAGACAAAACAAAATCAATTATTGAAGCTGCCAAAAATTTCATTGAGCAAGAAAATTATTCAAGCGCGATTTCCAGATTAGAAGACATTGACAAAGAGAACCCTCTTTACTCTGAAGCTCAAATTCTTTTACAACAAGCTGACAGTCTGAATAAGGTGACCGAAGAAGAGAAAAAGCTTGCAGAGGAAATGGAAATTAAAAAAGCTGCAGAAGAAGAAAAAATTAAACAAAAGGAACAGCTTGAAAGAGAAATAAAGTCAGTAAATGACGGAGTTGATTTTTCAACATATCGTGGAACAGTTGACGCTTTACAAATGGAACTTGTACTTTTTGGAATTTGGGCAAATATCATAACAGAAGGAGAGAATTCGGACGACCCTGAAATACAAATGATGGCAAAACAGTTAAAGCCCAAAGTTGCAAATTTGCAAGTAAAGGAATTTCCTAAGTTGAGAAAGGAGTACGCCAATATCGTTGCAAAGAAAATGTGGGAGAATGATATTGAAGTAACAGCTAGTGGAACAAACAACAAATACATTAACTTTTCAGGTGGAATTTTTGCAGCTAATAAGAATAAGCAAGACTTTCAAAATGAAGTATACGAAGTTTTAAAAATGTTCAGATTTAATCAATCAAGATATAGATGGTATAAAGGTGCAGACGAGTACACATATTGGACGATTTATGAAGGAAAAGACTCTGATCTTGTGACATTTGACAAATAAAAAATGAAGAAAACTTGTGCTAATAAATAGGAATATGAGCGGTCTGCAAGACCCAGCGAATTTTCTCGGTTGAACTACATTCCCTCCGGGGCTATGCACTTACCGGCATATTTCGATAGGATTCAGAGGCAGGTACACGGGGTTGTACCGGTGACCCGCTCAATGCGTTGCAGTTTGTTTTCAGGCGGTTGCTGTTTATTTATAATATCATTGATGCCTGATTTTTCTTCTGCCACTTATAATTTCCGTTTTCCTTGACTTTTATTCTCGAGGATGAATGATCATTTATTCTAATGATCCGGAAACCTGCAGCTATTACTTTCTTTTGTGAGTGAGTTTGTGTCTATAGCTTTATTGAATGCTTGATTTAACATATACCCGACCATCCTCAATCCATTGCCGGAATTTTTCCACTACCCCGTGTTTCGAGACATGGTGCTCAAATTCATCTGAATGGTAAGTATGAACCAGAAAATTAATCCCCTCCGGTTCCACTCCCCTTTCAGTTCTGAAATCATCGATTCCGGCCACCCGCATTCCTTGAGGCAGGGTTTTGTATATCCAGCGGCCAAATTCTCCCAGATATGGATCTTTCATAGCATGATCACATTATATCCAAGATGACTGGCCACCAGAAACTGGGTTTGAGCATCACGGCTCCTGCCCCACTCCGGAAGCAACGCAATGGATGTACAGTTTTTAATAAGGGCTGTAAAGCTGATCCGCATTGCCGACTGCCAGCCGAAACCCTCAGGAATAAGTGAAAGCGGATTGAGTGGTTTATGCCCGTATGCTTTCAGGAGGATCTCTGCGTCTGTATTTCTCTGCATCAATATCTTTCTGTCAGCAGAAAACAGATCTCCTGCAATAAATACCGAGTTTTCTCCCGCGGCCGGGATAGATACATTATCAGTTGTAACAAGGTCCAGCAGTTCCAGGAGAGGATCCACTACCTCAAGGATTGCTTCGGCCGGTAAGGCCCCCCTCTTGATTTGCCTGAGTCTTAACATTAAATGATCTGCATTCATCAGTCTATGGTTAATTGAAGTGAGTAATGATGGTTATTAGACAGGCGTTCAATTCTGTCCTTCAGGGTACCTTCCAGTACCAACTGTTTTGAAGCCGGGATATAGATAGTTTTCTCCGGACCGGAGACCTTTATTCCATTCCGGGTAATGAGGTAGTGCAGATTGTACCGTTGCTTGGTCCGGCAGGGAGTATATTCCTGATAATACCGTTTACACTTGCTTACTTTTTCGCCGAAAAGCGGATCCGTAGCAACAAGCCCGCTAATGGTTTTATGTGCATTGATACTGGTTGCATGGGCTTTCTTATTAAAGTACCTGGCAATAACCGGGTGCGAAAGTTTAAGCAATTCTTTCTGCAGGTACATAGCTGTAAGCCGTGCATCAGTGATAGTTCTCAGGGTAGTGTTCCTGTGCAGCTCGCGAAGTGTGATTCCGAAAACATCACACACTATCCGGTCCAGCCGGCGCTGTTCCCTTCTAAAATGGCGGTTTGCTGTTGTCCTCTTCATGTTGTTGGATTTTAGTGTTATCTCCGGGTTTGGTTGAGATATAGAAACACTCCATTGATTTGCCTTCCACGGATTTGATGATCCTTCTGAGGGACTCGGTGCTGTTGCCGGTGCAGAGCTGAATAGGGTTAAGTTCAAAACCATAGTAATCGCACCAGGCCTGGATGTGTGATTTGAATTTTCCGCTCCTGTAGTCGCTCTGCTGCTTTTTCGACAATCTGGTTTTGAAGTTCTCAAAAGCATATTCCCGGATGATATAAGTATTGAAATAGCCGTTCTCAGTTGGTGAGAATTGAGGCTTATCAGGAGTGGGGCAATTGATGAAATAATCATTAGCCCAGGTAAAGAAGTCTTCATCCCGCCCAAGTCCCTGGGCCATGGTCCGGCGGAGCTGGCGTTTCTCAAGGTTCATCAGCGGGGGCTGTATTTTGTAGAAACGCATGGTCAGTTGTATGCAATAGGCAATGAGATTATAGAACTTGATCCATTCTTCATCAGTAAAATCATCATATAGCCGGCGCCCGAATTTTGTAAGTGGGGTGCGCGTTTCCTTGTAATCGTTGAATTTCGTCGCCTCGTGGTAATAATCGGAGACCCCGCAATTCAACAGCCTGGCCACGGTGCTGGAGTCATAATTCTGAAGCTCGAAATTTGAGCTGATAAGCATCTTGCCGCTATCTTCATATTCCAGTGTGAAGGGTGTATAATTCTTTGGATTGACTTCCCGTTTACCGGTTACCTGGGTATAGAAGAAAGAGAAATCTGCATATTCATGCATATCGTCCACCTCAATGAAGTCATGAAACTCTGTCATCCCATCATAGAAAAACTGGTACTGATTCTTATCATCCAGCGAACGCCCCCCTTTGTAAAATGAAGTACGGACATAGGTGATTGCCTCAGAAAGCAGGCTCTTTCCGGACCTTCCGGAAGACTGGCCGATTTCAGAGATTCGCATATCCTGAAGGAAGGTCAGCCAGGGCTTGCCCGGATCCTTATATTGAGCGCAGTGATAACCCAGAACAAAAAGAAAGTTGGCCAGTGTAAGGTTCTCCTCCTTGCGTTCTTCCGGTGTGAGTGCCTGGCGAAGCTCTGACTCCTTCCTCCAGTGCAGGCGTGACAGATCCCGGAGAAAGCGTACAAAAATGAAATCTTCATCATGAATTTTAACTTCGTACTTGTCCAGGTCTGAAAGCTGAGCAAGCTTAGAATTGTAAAGCTCACGTTCCTCATCATTTTTGGATGCCGAAAGTTTCAGCAGGAGATCCTGATAGGCCGGTGTGGGATCCACTGTTATGGCAGGCTTGTCAATGATCCTTACATCCCGGTCAATCACATGACTGATAGGTTCTTTCTTCACCTCCAGGCTTCCAAGAATGAAATTGGGAAGATCTTCATGCTTAACCCTTTCTATCTTGTCCCGGGTAATCCTGATGGATCCATTCCTGAAGTTTATGTATTCTGTATCCCGGCTGTGGTTTTTAAAATTCAGTTTAATTTCATCTATAGTTTCCAGGTTACCTTCAGTGATCTGATTGCTGGTATTGATCTTGTTAAGCAGATCAATACCATCCATAAGGCTTTTACTTTTTATCCATTCCTTGGTAAACCGCTTGACTATGCGCTTGATTGAGTCCGGAGCGATCAGGTCCACAACTTTGCCCTTTATCCAGGCATAGCAGTAATTTGCCCCTTTGTGATAGATAGATTCCATCTGGTACAACCCCTGGGCCCGGAGGAAGAAATAGTAAAACTCCATGTTGATGGAATAACTGATCTTGCCGGTCTTTTCATCGGTTGATTTCTGCCAGAACCTGATTCGCCTGGCATTGCGCTTCAATACAAGAAAATTGTAGTATGTCTGGTCCTGATATTCGCCACTGAGATTGATAAAGTCTTTAAGGTCTTTGCAGGGGTTGCCCCTCCAATCTTTTTTATATTTAAGCCATTCAGGAAGCTCTATGGTATATAGATTAATATGCTTCAGGGCGTTTTTGAGCGCCTGAGCCTGGCCGGTCCGGTCCAGATCCATAACCTGGTAATGATTTTCGCACAGATCATCAACCTGCTTGAATTGCTCATAAGTAAATTCAGCCGATTCACTATTCAGCCAGTAAACATGAAAGCCCAGGGCATGCAAATTCATGGCGTCAGACTCCCCAGAGCAACGGAACAGATCCCTGACCTTTGCTGAGGGCTTATCCTGAGGCGGTGTCAGATCTGCCTGCTCTTCGTCCAGAAATTCATTATCGCATTCAAGGATTTGCTCCAGGCCATAAACGTACTCCTTAGGTTTCTGCCCGATATAAAGGAACCGGTGTTTTTTCTCAATTTCATGCGGCCGGTAGAGCTTCTGGAAATCTTTATAGTCAAACAGGAAGATCGGATAATCCTTTGTTGCCTTAAATACATGTACTACATCCCGGTTATGCTTTTTTGAATTACCGCAATATTCATACTTTTCGACCACCCGGCAATGGAAATAATCCAGGGTGTCTTCCGTTACATAGCGCCCTATGGCGGAGAGGTCCTCAGCTGAGGGGTGTTCCTTGAAAGTGAAATTGTATGCCCCTTTCTTATCAGCAGGAAGCATTTCCCGCATTTCATATTCCGGAGCCCATTTTACTTTCTGAAACTCCTTGCCTTCAACAGTTCTCCCAATAATTACCTGTTCAACAAAAAGCAAGGCATCGTAAAAGCTCAGACCTTCCCTCCAGACAACAAAATCTATAGCCTTGAGGCCGTTAATCTGATCCTGCTGGCCAAAGTCAGTTATCCGCCAGAAACCATCATACCAGGTAACCCTGGCCGAAGCAGTTTTTTCATTATCCCGGATTTTAAAGAAGCTTTTGGGATCAGTCAGATTGACAGCCGGGAAATAATGTTTAAAGACGTCCAGGCCGCCATCAGTAGCATCATAAATCTTATCCTGATCAATATAGCGCATGAAGTGAATTACAGAAGATTAATAGGTGATTTTGAATTTACCACCGGCATACAAAGGATCCTGCCTGAGTATAGACCGGTAATATGAAAGCAATGCGAAAGGCCCGGAATGGATCAGATGCTCATTATTACTGCGATCGATCCAGATAAGCCTGCCGGTTGCCGGTTTTTGCTTTTTACACCTGTATTCTGGTTTCTTCATCGAGCTGCCTGGTTAGCATCCTCAGAAATCTCTTGTCTTCTTTGGTCAGATCCGGATCCGGAGCCTTCTGCAACCTGGTTTCAATTGCAGTGATGATAGCAGGAATATAATCTCCCGGGATTGACATTATGTTAAAGCCTTCGGCTGTTTGTTCAACGTACATCAGAGTATGAATAAAATGATCGATAATTCAGTTAAAAACAGTAGAAAGAAAATGATAAGGCCGCGACGCCTGGCTAGATCTCGTTCACCCATGCCGGAAGAATTACAGTTTCAGCAAGTGCGTACATTTCTTCTTTTATGAGTGCCAGCTTCAGCTGCTCAGACTTCAGCCGTTCACTCCGGATACGGAGTTGATGCATATTCACAAGCCTCCAGTCCTGGAACCTCATGATGTTTTCAATTTTCCTTACCATGCGCTGTTGAGCTCTCAGCCGGGCAGAAATTTCGGAGAAGGATTCAAGAATGTCATTTTTCATAAGCTTTTTGTTTGCGTGGGGACGCGGTTGTTAAACACCTTTTTGCATTGCCCAGAGGGCAATTTCGATTCTGTTGTTAATGCAAAGCTTTTCACGGATCCTGCACAGGTATGTGCGAACGGTAGAAACTTCAATCGAAAGTTCGGAAGCGATCTCCTTATCGAGTTTACCTTGACTGATCAATCGGATAACCAAGTATTCTTGCCGGGTCAATCGGCCATTTGGCACGGGCGGAATTTTGCAAACTACATCGAAGCCAGGGCAAGTTGACAAACAATCGCAATAAGGTGCATCCGAACAGGTTTTATTGCCGGCGAGGTCCGGTGTCGAATCCAGAGCACCGTACCGACAGGCCGCAAACCTCTTTTCAATCTCATCTGGATCAGATACTCGCATATCGAACTTAATACAGTTCAAAGCTGCTTGATCGGCTATGAGTTCTGCCTGAAATGGCTCTCGCAGTAGTGATGGCAACTCGAGATAGTCCAATTTGTTACCATTCACCAATACACGCAGTTCGCTACCGTACCGGTATATTTCAATTGAGCCTTCAAGCCCGGCCGGCATCTTATTGATTAGCATAAGTCAGCAATTTTCTTTTTTAGAAGTTCCTCTTTGGCTTGATATTCCTCGATAATCTGAAGAGCTGCTTCTACTACCTCCGGGACACAAAGTGAGTTATTGTATTGGAAGGTTTTAAAGATTGAGCTGTAGGATTTTCCTGTTTTTTCCTTGATAAGCCTGGCGTAATTCCTGGGTAGCTTGCTCTTGATTTTTTGTAAAGTGGCTTTGTCCAT